CAGATAGAACTACAGGCTGACTCTAAATCGGCCTCAAGATGGGGTACGAACTTCAATGGTGAATACTTTGCTATTGGTGTTGGAGGTGCTCTCGCTGGTAGGGGCGCTGATTTGTTCATTATTGACGATCCACATTCTGAACAAGAGGCCAAAACCGGACGACCCGATGTTTTTCTACCTGCTTGGGAGTGGTTCCAGTCTGGGCCTCTTCAGCGCCTTATGCCGGGTGGTGCGATCATTGTTGTGATGACCAGATGGTCTAAATTGGACCTGACTGGTCAGATTGTGTCGCAGATGAATCGTGAAGAGGGCGTAGATAAATGGGAAGTGGTTGAATTCCCAGCAATTAAAGACAATGATGAGGCGTTATGGCCTGAGTTTTGGCCGGTTGAAGAACTTTTAGCTAAAAAAGCTGCTCTTGATGTGCGGTATTGGAACGCCCAGTACATGCAGAACCCGACCTCTGAAGAGGGGGCGCTAATTAAGAGGGAGTGGTGGAAAATCTGGGATAGAGAAGACCCACCGTCATGTGACTTTATAATCATGAGTCTGGATGCCGCGCAGGAGACCAATAATAGGTCTGACTACAACGCGTTAACTACTTGGGGTGTCTTCTATAATGAAGAGACCAACAATCACGCCATTATTTTGCTCAATTCCATCAAAAAACGGATGGAGTATCCCGACCTGAAGAAAATGGTGCTCGAAGAGTACAAAGATTGGGAGCCTGATGCGTTCATGGTGGAGAAAAAGTCCAATGGCTCTCCGCTATATCAGGAATTCAGGCGAATGGGGTTACCGTGTCAGGAGTTTACTCCGGGCAAAGGGCAGGATAAGATAGCACGGGTAAATGCCGTAAGCGACCTGTTTGCATCAGGTATTGTTTACGCCCCTGATCGCAGGTGGGCCAGAGAAGTTATTGAGGAGTGCAATGATTTCCCTAGTGGCGCTAATGATGACTTGGTGGACTCCACTACCCTTGCGCTGTTAAGATTCAGGCAAGGCGGATTCTTGCGTTTGCCGTCAGACGAGCCAGATGAAATGTTTAGCTTCTTCAAAACACGCAAACGCGCCGCGTATTACTAAGGATACAGCATGGCTATCGACAAGGCGTTATATCAAGCCCCCCAAGGAATAGGGCAATTAACTGGGGATGAAGAGCCTATCGAGATTCAGATTGAAGATCCCGAGTCAGTAAATATCAGAGTTGGTAATACTGAAATCGTGATGGAGAAGGAAGTAGACGAAGACGAATTCAGCAAAAATTTGGCTGAAGACATGGATGAAGGCGAGTTGCAGCTACTCGCCGGGGACTTGATTAGTGATTTTGATACAGACATCTCCAGCCGTAAAGATTGGATTCAGACCTATGTAGATGGTCTTGAACTCTTAGGTTTGAAGATCGAAGAGCGCATGGAGCCTTGGCCCGGAGCGTGTGGCGTGTACCACCCACTACTTGCAGAAGCCGTAGTTAAGTTCCAAGCTGAGACCATGATGGAGACGTTCCCGGCTATGGGTCCGGTGAAGACTCAGATCATCGGTAAAGAAACTCCAGAAAAGAAAAAAGCCGCTGAACGAGTTCGTGATGACATGAACTACCAGCTAACGGACGTTATGAAAGAGTATCGTCCAGAACATGAACGGATGTTGTGGGGCCTAGGTCTAGCTGGCAACGCGTTTAAGAAAATATATTTTGATCCAGCTTTAAATCGGCAGGTGGCGATGTATGTCCCTGCTGAAGACGTAGTAGTGCCGTATGGTGCGTCAAGTCTGGAGTCTGCGGAACGTATTACACATGTAATGCGTAAGACTGGTAACGATGTACGGCGTCTCCAGCACGAGGGGTTCTACCGGGACGTTGATCTTGGTGAGCCTACCCGGACGATGGACGAGGTAGAGAAGAAGATCGCCGAGAAGTTGGGGTTCCGTGCGACTGAAGATAACCGGTTCAAGCTCTTGGAGATGCAGGTAGAGCTTGACTTGCCGGGATACGAGCACAAGGATGAGGACGATAAAGAAACCGGGATTGCCCTGCCGTACATCGTGACGATGGAGAAGGGTACGAGTACAATTCTAGCTATTAGGAGGAATTGGAACCCGGACGATGAAACGTATCAAAAACGCGCTCATTTCGTTCATTACCCATATATTCCGGGATTTGGATTTTACGCGTTTGGACTCATTCATATTATTGGTGCTTATGCTAAGTCTGGCACTAGCATTCTTCGTCAACTTGTTGACGCTGGCACTCTTGCTAACCTCCCCGGTGGTTTCAAAACCCGTGGGTTACGCACCAAAGGTGATGATACCCCCATCTCCCCCGGAGAATTCCGCGACGTAGATGTTCCTAGCGGTACGATCAAAGATAATTTGATGACGCTCCCGTATAAGGAGCCAAGTCAGACTTTGATGGCATTGTTACAGCAGATTATTGAAGAGGGCCGCAGATTTGCGGGTTCGGCTCAGCTTGAGACCTCTGATATGTCTGCCCAAGCTCCAGTTGGGACGACGCTTGCCATTCTAGAACGTACTCTGAAGATGATGAGTGCGGTTCAGGCGCGGATTCATTACGCGATGAAGCAGGAGTTTAAGCTCCTCAAAGACATCATCCGTGACTATACGCCAGAGGAGTATAGTTACGAGCCAGAAGAAGGTGATCGTAAAGCGAAGCAGTCTGACTATGACATGGTGACTGTCATACCTGTATCAGATCCAAACGCTGCTACGATGGCTCAGAAGGTTGTTCAGTATCAGGCTGCTCTACAGCTTGCACAAGGAGCACCTCAGTTATACGACTTGCCATTGTTGCACCGGCAGATGTTAGAGGTGTTGGGGATCAAAAATTACCAGAAGTTGGTCCCAATCGAAGATGAGATGAAGCCTCGTGATCCGGTTACGGAGAACCAGAACATCCTCAAAAATAAGCCGGTCAAAGCGTTTATATATCAGGACCATAAAGCCCATATTGCTGTCCACATGGCGGCGGTGCAGGACCCGCACATTATGGAGTTGATTGGTAAAGATCAGCAGCTTGCGGGGAAAATAGCCGCTGCAATGTCCGCACATGTTGCGGAGCATCTGGGTATGGAGTACCGCAAAGAACTTGAACAGCGCATGGGTATGACGTTGCCTGCATACGAGGATGATCAGGATGAAGTAATGATGTCTCCAGAGATGGAGGTTCAGGTTTCTCAGAAAGCGGCAATGGCAGCGCAGCAGATGTTGCAGCAGAACCAGCAGCAGGCCCAGCAGAAGAAGAATCAAGACATGTCGCAAGATCCGCTCATCATGCTCCAGAAACAAGAGCTTGATATCAAGGCGCAGGACTTGCAGCGTAAAGCCAAGAAGGACAATGATGACCTTCAGGCGAAAATGGCGCAGCTTCAGGTTGAGGTTCAGCGATTGCAGGCTCAACACGCACTTGAACAGCAGAAGATCGACATGCAGCACGAGGCTGATGGAGCTAAAGCTGCACTCAAAATGCTTAGTGAACAAAGCCAACGAGAGGCTCAACAAGAGCAGATGGGTCATTCAGCAGGTGTTGACCTCGTGAAACACCGTGAACAGTTACATCATCAGCGAGAAACTGAACGTGAAAGACGCGCGCATGAGTACACAAGTGCTAAAGAAGAGCGCGCACATCAGACCAAACAAACCGAACAAAAACCAAAGGCTGAGAAGAAATGAGTTATGAGCTTCACAAAGCTATGACGATTCTGGCTAAACGAATTGACGATAAAGTCAAACATCTCGAAGAGTCTTTAGGTGCTAGAGCAGCTAGGGATTACAACGAGTACACAGGGATATGTGGGGAAATTACAGGTCTCCTCACTGCTAAATCCTTCATGCAAGACCTGACGCACGAAATGGAAGAACTCGATGAGTGATGACAAGGCAACACAATTGCCCAAGCCTAGCGGCTACAAGATCCTTTGCGCAGTACCAGAGCAAAAGGAAGAGATTGAAGGTAGTGAAGTCGGCTTGATAAAAGCAGCGGAAACCATTCGATACGACGAACTGCTCACCACAGTTTTGTTTGTCGTTGACCTTGGCCCAGACTGCTACATGGACAAGGCGAAGTTTCCAACCGGACCTTGGTGTAAAAAAGGTGATTTTGTGTTGACCAGACCCAACGCAGGTTCGCGCTTACTAATTCATGACCGTGAATTCCGCATCATCAATGACGATTCAGTCGAAGGTGTTGTAGAAGATCCTCGCGGCATCAAACGTAAATAAGGAACAGTCATGGCTAAATTTGGTGACGACTTCAAGTTCCCTGACGAGATTGAAGATAAAGTCGATGTCACGATAGAAGGCGACGAAGAGATTACGGTAGACATCGTTGATGATGCTCCTCCAGAAGACCGTAACGTCAACCCTCTGCCTGATGAAATTAAAAACGATCTTGAGAAGGCTGATGAGTCAGCCGAGTATTCCAAGAACGTAAAGCAGAAGTTTACGCAGTACAAGAAAGCTTGGCACGATGAACGTCGAGCCAAGGAAGCTGCACTACGTGAACAGCAGGAAGCACTTGCTGCTGCTCAGCGGTTTCTTGATGAAAACAACAGACTGAAAGCAGTCTTACATGACGGCGAAAAGGAGTTGATATCCACATATCAGACTACCGCCGAGATGGAGTTGGACAAGGCAGAGAAGAATTACAAGGAGGCTTATGACTCCGGTGATTCTGATAAACTGCTCGATGCTCAGAAAGAAATGATTCGCGCCCAGCTTAAACTGGATAAAGCGAAAAACTTTCAACCTACTGTACAACCGCAACAAAGCAATGTACAGTATCAACAACCTGCTCAACCGCAGTTAGATCCAAAGGTTGCAAACTGGGTTTCAAACAACCAATGGTTTGTCGATCCTAACAAACGGGCTATGCGCCGGTTTGCAGAAGGGATTCATGAGGATCTAGAATCTCGGTTTGGTAGAGGGTATATTGGCACAGATGAATACTATGCTAATATCGACAAAGAAGTAAAAGCTCGATTCCCAGAAGAGTTTGGCTCCGCTTCAAAAAACGAGGCAAGTCCTCGTACAAAGCCAAGTACGGTGGTAGCGCCAGTGAAACGCAGTACTGCTCCCAAACAAGTAGTTCTGACTAGAACCGCAGCAAATATCGCCAAAAAACTTGGTATTACTCCGCAGCAATATGCTAAGGAATTTTTGAAATTGGAGGCCAACAATGGCTGAAAGCAGACTTGAACGCGAGATGACCGTTAGGACCGAGCAGGAGCGCCCCAAAAGCTGGCGACCCGCAGAGACTCTACCGGAGCCGGACAAACAACCGGGATACGCGTACAGATGGGTTCGTACCGCTACTTTGAATGAGCTTGATCAACGTAATATCTCGGGCAAACTCCGAGAAGGTTGGGAGCCTGTGGCAATTGAAGAACAGCCTAAATTTCGGTTTATGACTGATCCAAATAGCCGCTTCAAAGACAGTATTGAGATTGGTGGACTCTTGCTTTGTAAGACCCCTGTTGAATTTGTCCAGCAGCGTTCGGAATACTTTGCGGATATGACCCGCAAGCAAACTGAGGCGGTGGACAATAATCTAATGCGTCAAAGCGATCCGCGTATGCCTATTTTCCAAGAACGGCGTTCGTCGGTGAGCTTCGGTAAAGGTACTTAAATTTTAATGGAGCTTTAAATGGCTTATCCGACTGTTAATGGCCCATATGGGCTAGTGCCGGTCAACCTGATGGGCGGTATTCCGTTCGCAGGCTCGACTCGGATGATTCCGATTGCGCAAAACTACGCGACGAACCTTTTCAACGGCGACGTTGTTGGTCTGTCTGGTGGTAACGCAGTCATCACCCCTTACAATGCCAACAGCACTTCCGCAGCGGCGGCAGGGCAGATCGTTGGTGTGTTCTTGGGTACTCAGTTCCCCGGAACCAGCCCCATCTTCGGTAACCTGCAAGGTCAGTACTACGCAGCAAGTACCAATAAAGCTGGGATGATCGCGTATGTGATGGACAACCCCACCGCGCTGTTCAAAGCGTGTGTATTGGCTCAAGCTCAAGGCACGGCTAATACGCAAGCTAACACCAGCACGACGGTTGGCTACATGTCGCCTCGGTTCGTTGGAACGGATGCGTTCCTCGTCGCTGGTAACTCCGGTAGCACGACGACTGGAAACTCGGCAATGGGTGTGTCTGGTGGTAACCCCACCGTGTCTAGCTCGGTCGCTGGGAACATCGTTCAAACGACGGCTTCTGGCTCTGGCACTTCGCCTTGCTTGCGTGTTGTTCAGTTGGTCCAAGAGTCGGCAGTTGTAGTTGGCACCACGCTAACCAGCAGCCCATCGAACGCGACCACGTTCACCGTCGCTTCCACGACTGGTATTCAACCCGGAATGACTGTATCTATTGGTGGTACGGTCTACTCTGGTTCGAGCACCGCACCGTTCCCAACGCTCTCTAACTTGGTTGTTACCGGCGTTGTGACCAGCACTTCTACCATTACCGTTAGTTCGGCAGTGACCGCCACTTCTGGCGCATCTGTTTCGTTCGTCGGTTATCCAGAAGTGATCGTTGGCTGGAACTTCGGCTTCCATAGCTATCTGATCGCCGCTGGCGTCTAAGGAGTAAATCATGGCTATTTCACGCGCCCAACTACTTAAAGAACTGCTTCCGGGCCTTAACGCCCTGTTCGGTCTTGAGTATTCTCGCTATGGCGAGGAGCACAAGGAAATCTACGATATCGAGAGTTCCGAGCGCTCGTTTGAAGAAGAGACCAAGCTGTCTGGTTTCTCCGCTGCACCAGTCAAGAACGAAGGCCAAGCCATCGCTTACGACAATGCACAGGAAGCATGGACTGCTCGCTACAACCACGAAACCATCGCTTTGGGTTTCTCGCTAACCGAAGAGGCTATCGAGGACAACCTGTATGACAGTCTTTCGGCTCGTTATACCAAAGCTCTGGCTCGTGCTATGGCTTACACCAAACAGGTGAAAGCTGCTGCTGTTCTAAACAACGGCTTCAACTCTGCCTACACGGGTGGTGATGGTGTCTCTCTGTTTAGCACTGCACATCCGCTGGTCTCCGGTGGTACGAACAGCAACACGCCTGCCACTCAGGCTGACCTGAATGAGACTTCGTTGGAAAACGCAGTTATTCAGATCGCTGCGTGGACGGACGAACGTGGTCTGCTGATCGCCGCCAAGCCTAAAAAGCTTGTCATCCCACCGGCTCTTCAGTTCGTTGCTACCCGTCTGTTGGAAACCAGCCTGCGCGTTGGAACCACCGACAACGATATCAACGCTCTGAAGAACAATGGTTCGATCCCAGAAGGCTACACTCAGAACCACTTCCTGACCGATACGAACGCATGGTTCCTCACTACCGATGTTCCTAACGGCATGAAGATGTTTGAGCGTATTCCTCTGTCGAACTCGATGGATGGAGACTTCGACACGGGCAACGTCCGTTACAAGTCCCGCGAGCGTTATTCGTTCGGTTGGTCTGATCCGCTTGGAATGTTCGGTTCTTCCGGTTCAAGCTGATAGTAGGGAAAGGGAGCTTCGGCTCCCTTTTCTTTTGCTTGCACACTATTTAAAACAGTGCTATAAAGTCATATACCTAGACCCCCAACTTGCTGACTGACTAGGCAGACTTCCCTCAAGAGACAGCAAGTTTAGATTTGAGGATTTTATTATGGGTTTCGCTACTCACCTTGGCCCTTGGTTGCTTGGCACGGTTAAGAACACGACCGGTACGACTGCGGGTACGATTCAGAATCTAGGTTCAACGATTGTTGCCCAGACTGATACTGTTACGTTTGCCGATACCACAGCGGCTACTTTGGCGGTTCTCCCCGCTGGTGCGTGTATCACTTCGGTTCAGTTAATTTGTGATGGTGCGGTATTTAACGGCACTTCCCCCACGATAACCATCAAGAATGGTTCAACGACGATTGGCACGATTACGCCAACGTCTGGTACGGGTGGTCAATATACAATGACTGTTACCACTACGGTTGCAGATGCGGCTTTGGTTACTAACGTCGGTTCTACGGATGCAATTATCACTGCTACGGTTAGCGGCACTACGGTGACGACTGGCTCTGGTACTCTGATTATTACCTACATCGTCCGTGGTTCTAACGGCGTAATGTACCCGACTTCGCAGCAAAACTAAGTAGGGGGCTGCGATGCAGCAAACTGATGTAAAGAGTGCTCATCGTAGTACCGCTGGTTCGTATTACGCAGGGCGTACACGCCTAAAAGGTTTTGTTATTACGCCCGCCGTATCCACTGCCGCTACGTTTGAAATCCGTGATGGCAGTGCTTCTGGTGCGGTTTTGTTTACGATGGATATTGCGAGTCTTGGTACACCAAACTCTACTTATATCCTTATACCCGGCGAAGGAATCTTAGCATCTACGGGTTTGTACTTAACTTTAAGTGCAGGTTCA